GAAGAGGTCGAAGAGGTCGAAGAACAAATAGATGATAGGTATGTTCTTGTCACTGCAGAACACACTAAGACCTTTTTTGAATTAAGGAACGCCATGGATGAGAAAGTCAAGGAATATGGAATATATATGAGAGATCACGAGGTTAAGAAGAATATCGCGCTTGAGGATATCGAATCCGCACGTTTGCAAAGCGAAAACTTCTTTGCCTCACTGAAGCAATCATACCCACTAGATGAAAATAGCGATTACTCATTAGCCATCGATTCAGATAATAGTGGAAATCTAGTGTTTGTTAAACAGTAGGCACTATTTACTGTGTGAGAGGTAGACCATGAATTTTGTTACATCTGATATAGGCATCGCAGCTTACTTGCAACTAAAGGGAGTAAACTTGATACGGTGCAGAAGGTTGGAGTCTGGTAAGTTTCATTTTGAGTTTGATGATCGTTCTGGAGAGTGCCACGCTCTTTCTTTGGAGTTCTTAAATTCTGAATTTAGTCGGTTCGACAATAACGTTAGAAATTTAAAAAAAGTCCTTTTTTCATAAGTTAATGATATCCGTTTAGTTTTGGTTTGTTTAAAAATTTAAATTAAAAGGAGCACATTACAAAATGGCTAAAACTAAAATAGGCACAAAATTATTAGCGGATAATTCAATTTCCACAGCGAAATTACAGAATTCTTCCGTAACAAGAAGTAAAATTCAATCAGGTTCTATTCAGGTCGGTCACATGGACTTGTTTCAAGCACCGTCGACCCACGTAGAACTCTTAGACAACGACGTATTGATCATTTCTGCATCAAAGGGCAAGAATGGTGGTATGAAAACCATCCTCTTTTCAGCGCTCAAAGCTGGCGTTTCAGCATCGAACGCTGCAGTAGGCGATCCAGGAAAACTACAATTTCACGCACCTGGCGGAACTAATGCTATGGGGGCAGTAAAGCACTTCATTTCTGATGGCACTGACTTAACTGCATCTAATGGTGGTGTTTTACACTTCGCCGCAGCAGGTGCAAGTGGATCTCACGGTTCAATTCAGGCAGACTCGGCCACGTCACTTACAATCACGGCAGACACAACGTTAAAGTTCAAAATAGATGGTTCAAACGAATTAGAACTAAATGCAAGTTCATTGAAACCATCGTCCAACGGCGGACTTGATTTGGGTTCAACCAGCAACCTGTATCAAAACGTATACGCCAACTCTTTCTCAGGTTCTGGCACCTCAACTTTTCACAAGATTGATGCCGACCAGATCGACGCAGCAAGAGTGGACGTTACTCATACAATTTCTGGATCTTTTGCCCAAATCAACACATTGAACGCTCATGACGTAAATTTGGGGAATGCAACAGTTACGAAGATAACAGGATCAGGAACTGCTGCTTTCCACAAGATGGATACCGACCTTGCCGCGATTGACAGAGTACAGTCTCTCGTAGTCACGGGTTCAGGTCTTGCGTCGATTCACAAATTAGACGTAGACAAGGCTACAATTGACAGAGTTGTATTGGTTAATATGACAGGTTCTGCCACCGCACAACTTCATCAGGTAACGTCTGATAAAGGTACGTTTGGTACTGTTGTTGCAACTAATTTAACATCTTCTGGTACTTCACAGTTTCACAATGTACAAGCATCTGTGGTCACTGGTACAGTCGGTAAATTCAATAAATTAACTGTTGATACCTTGAATGCCTTTGTTTACAAATCAACCATAACAACAAAAGAACATTTTGAAGTTGAAGACAAACAAATTATTGCAGCAGTATCAGCGTCAGCAGGTGTAGCTACAGAAGGGGCAGGTCTTCAGATCGGCGGCGCCGCAGGCAGCGGTTCCGCAGGTATTGCGAGCATTGTCCTTGGTGACGCAGGTGGCGGCGCTGGTACCGACCTTCTCTTTAAGATCGGTTCGACTCAGGCAGCATCAATAACCGCAACTGGAGCGCGCAAAAGCGGCGCAGCATCTTTTGGCGTTACTGGCACCTTGTCTGCTTCTATTGGTATTTTCCATGAAATTGACGTCAACAAGACCCTCAAGGCATCTTCCTTCTCTGGATCCAAAGGTGAGTTCCACCTTGTAACTGGTTCGAACGTAGAGGCGCATGTATTAACTGCCAACAGAGGTGCTTTTAGGACTCTATCAGGTTCTACTGCTACTTTTCAATCTGTATCAGCATCTGCAGCGTCGTTCCACACACTTGGCGGCGCCAATGGCATAAAGAGAGCGTCAATAGCTACAATTTCAGGATCCAGCGCAACCTACACAACCGTTTCGGGCACTACAGTGCAAGTGCATCAACTGGAAGCAACTCGCTTAAATGTGAAAGATCTCGATGTTAGCAGCGTTACTGGATCGGGCACTTCAACGTTCCACAACCTGCAGGTTACAACGCAGTTGTCGGGGGCTTCTTTGCAGGCTCATACAATTGATGTCGATAAATTGACAGTCAATGACATTCAATCAACTGACATTATCCACGCTGTAAACCTTCACGATGATATCGTGCGTACCACTACTGGTAATGGCGGTCTTAATTTTGCCAACGGCGTACTGAGTGTAGGAACTAGGAGACAGATCTTTAGTCGTACATCGGTTGCAAATCGAAGCGCAGCGCCAACTGATCTTTCGAGCGATGGGTTGTTTACTACGGCATCTCTTGTTGTTGATTCACTCGGTAGAAAGACGATCATGTTATCAGGGTCTGAGATGGTTTATTTGAACGGTGTTCTCTTGATTCCCGCACCAGCAGGACAGGTACCACCAGTTGACGGCGACTATACGATTAATCATTCTGCGACTCCGACAACAATTAAGTTGCATGAGACTCTCGCAATGGATGCTGACGACATTCTAGTTGTCTCGTTCTTGTCTGGTACGGTAACACCTGCCTGATAAAGTTTAAGTTCAAAGAGGGGGGTAATTCCCCCCTCTGTTTCATTTTGTTTGTTATTTTAAAAAAGGGAGAAAAAATAAATGGCAATAACAAAAATAGGTACAAAATTAATTGCAGATTTAGCAGTTACAACCACAAAGTTAAGTTCAAGTATACCAAAAGTACAAACACTGATTGCGAGTTCCATAAAAAGAAATAAAATTCAATCAGGATCTGTCCAGCCAGGACACATGGATCTTTCATTAACTGGCGCAGGGCAAAACCATGTCGATATCTTGGATGATGACATGTTTATATTTGGTGATAAAACCAAGTTTGATGCTAACAACAACCCTCAAGCGGGTACTCATGTTAGAACGTTTAAATTTTCAAGTTTAAAAACCGCTCTATCTCTTTCTAATGCGGCAAGAGGTGAAGTCGGCACAGTTCAGTTTAAAGCAACTTCAGCACCGTTTGGTTTTGATGGCGTAGCAAGTTTACTTTCAGATGGTACTAACTTGACAATGTCTAACGGCGGCAAAGTTCATTTTTCCGCAGTCGGCGCATCTGGTTCTCACGGTTCGATATTTTCCGATGCTGTAAAATCCTTGACAATTGAAGGAGATACTCAAATAAATCTTCACTCAAGCGCTTCAGTACAAGGACACCAAGCACAAAGTGTTGTTTTAGAAACTGGATCTTTGAGACCAATCACGAGACCTGCAGTCGCTGTTCAACCAGGGACTTATAAATTTCAATTTACATCTGGATCTATCGGTAGAAATCGTATTGACTCTTCTGGAGGGTTGAAAACCTACGGACCTCTGTCAAACGGTAATGCGCAGATGATCTCTGTGTTGAGTACTGGATCTGGCGCAAGTCTTGGTAAGGAGTGGTACTTATTTTACCTTAACGAGGCGGCATCTGCTTCACCACTTCCAGTGAGTGCGAGTTTGAACCTTCAATACAACGATGCTGGGTTGCCAAAGAGAAGGCACGACATTCCAGTAGAGGCACATAGTGGAATCACCGATTGGCGTGATGTTGTTGCGAATCTCCGTGCTGCAATGCACACAGAGTTAAACACTAACGCCGATCTTGCCACAGTTACTTTATCCACTGCAGCAAACATTAATGCTACTGCTTCGATCACAGTAACTTACAAAGCAGGCACAATGCAGGGAGGTATTGTCGTCGGTACTGGCGTTCAAGGTATTGGAACTGCAGGTTCTGCATTTGGTCGAGGCACTGCCATTCAAGGGCATGGGTCTCCATTTGCATCTACACCACCATCAACTCAACCAGCGCCAATTGAAGGACAGTTTACACAAACGAATCACGACAACAAGCGCGCTGGTGAACCAGATACGTCTGGTGGCGAAGTAATCGTTGTGAGTTCTGGTTCTGCCGCGATAGCAGCAGATAGTGTATGGTTAGACCTTGGTGGATCATCGAATCAATTTAGAAACGTGAAAGCAACCGCTTTTTCGGGTTCGGGTACAGATTCGTCGAACGCTGAAACATTTATTCACAGAATTTCAGTTTCAGGTGCCGCTGATAGTAAGATTACCGTTGCTAGAATTAGACTAGAGCAAGGTTCTAAAATCTTGTCTGCTTCTGCGGCGACATTCAATACTTTCGACGGCCACAACGCTGCTGGAGTAGCTGTAATGTCTTTTACTAATGTTAGAGACGCAGTGTCGGCACCTTTGGGCGCTTCTGATAAACCAATGCTTACGGCATCACATGTTAACTCTGCTTACCATAAAATAACTGCTTCGGTAGGTTTTATCGACAGGTTATCTTTTGGACCTACATTAACAGCGTCAGCCTTTGGACAAAAGAAAGAAGGCAGTAATTTCCACGAACATGGTGGTATAGTGCTTAGTAGTTCCATGACTCAGGTCAAGGGAAACAGAGATGTTAGAATTGCTTCTGGAAATGCTATAAGTGCCAGTATTGGTGACATTTTTACACTTGTTGGACAGGGCGGAGGCACCTATGTTGCAACAATCGCAAGTATTGCAGGGAATAAACTTCACTTCAATACAGTAAACGCTATTGGTGCTGCAACAGCGCCTTACACTTTAGCAAAGATTGAAAAGGTGTCAACACTACACAAGGTAGACGCAGACAAGGGAACTATTGATAGAATACATGTAAACAGTGTCGTTACTGGGTCGGGTTTATCTACTCCGAGGTTCTTGCGAACTGAAACGTCTGGTGTCTTCGGTCGTATAGTTTATGGCGACTATAGAGTGACTGGTGGATTGACCCCAGCAAACGGCATGGACGTGGAAGCGAAACTTCACAATGCAACTACGAGAAACTTATCTGCATCAGTTGGTAAGTTCCAGCACATGAATGTTGGTGGACCTGTAATTGCAAGAAGATTTACTTCTAATAATACCACTACGGAGCACTTTGAATCAGTTGCAGACCAAATTATTGTTGCTGTCAGTGCATCATCGACAACCGCAGATATTGTTGGAGCAGGATTGCAGATAGGTGGCACAGCAGGATCAGGTTCGACAGGTATTGCTAGTATTCTATTGGGCGATATCAATCGAAATGAAGCAGGCAAGATCTTGAACTTTAATCTTGGATCGACCAGAGCGTTTTCAATCAGTGGATCGAACCCAGCACTGGTAAGACTAGGTGTAACGGGAACTTTGTCAGCGTCAATCGGCGTTTTCAACACTTTGGAGATGGCAACAGCGATGTCTTCTAGCATAGTCTCAGGTTCTAAGTTGGATTTCCAGATTCTATCTGCCTCTGCGGTCTCTGTTCACGAGATTAAGGGTAACCGCCTCAATGAACCTGCTGTTGGTGCAAGTGACCTGGTGATATCTGGTTCGACATTTACGTATCAGTCAGTCTCTGGTTCAGACTTGGCTGCACATACCTTAGATGTGAAGCGCGCCACTCGCATTGATACAATATCAGCGGCCGGTGTGACTTCGACCATGCAGTATCACTCCATAACTGGATCAACCCTTCAAGCAACATTGTTGACGGGTAACAAAATAGGTAATGCTTCGCATGGAAATGCAACTGTAACTAGTTTATCCGCCTCTAAGGGACAGTTTGTGAACGTGAACGTGCGAACGGTGACGTCTAGTGCATCATCAATACAGTTCCATACAGCAGACACAGACAAGATGACAGTCAGTGAGATTGTATCTACTGATGTTATTAAGTCTCAACACTTAAATAACGATATTGTTACCAACGCTAGTGATGCTCACGGTGGTATTGTTTTTGCTAACGGCAAGTTAAGCATAGGTTGGAAGAGAAGAATATTCAGTAGATCTTCTAAGAAGATCACAAATAGATCTCAACCAACGCAGGGTACGGGATCACTGTACACGACGTGCTCTCTATTAGAAACCCAAGTTGTATCAGGGTCAGAGAGAGTCTTCTTTAACGGTCTGCAGTTGATACCTTCAGATAACAACCGTTTCGATGGAAAGGGAGACTACGCTATTGATCACAGCCATGGCGGCGGTTTGTCCCCAGGTGTCTACAAATTTCAATTTACATCTGGATCTATCGGTAGAAATCGTATTGACTCTTCTGGAGGACTGAAAACCTACGGACCTCTGTCAAATGGCAATGCGCAAATGATCTCTGTGTTGAGTACGGGTTCAGGAGCAAGTCTTAATAAAGAGTGGTACTTGTTTTACCTCAACGAGGCAGCATCCCCTTCACCACTTCCAGTGAGTGCAAGTTTGAACCTTCAGTACAACGATGCTGGATTACCAAAGAGAAGGCACGATATTCCAGTCGAAGCGCACAGCGGAATTACTGACTGGCGTGATGTTGTTGCAAATCTTCGCACTGCAATGAACACAGAACTGAACACTAACGCCGACCTTGCAACGGTTACTCTTAGTACTGCTGCAAATATCAACGCTACTGCTTCAATCACAGTAACCTACAAAGCAGGTACTATGGTAGGCGGCATTGTGGTTGGTACTGGCGTTCAAGGTATTGGACCTGCAGGTTCTGCATTTGGTCGAGGTACGTCCGTTCAAGGATTGGGGTCTCCATTTGCATCTACACCACCATCAACTCAACCAGCGCCAATTGAAGGACAGTTTCAGCAAGCGAATCACGACGTCAAGCGCGCTGGTGAACCAGATACGGGTGGCGGTGAAGTGATCGTTACAACTTCTGGTTCTATAACCAAGGCTGGAACAGGTATTTTCTTGAGTCCGAACTTGGCAATGGATACAGATGATGTTCTAGTGGTACAGTACCTCTCGGGATCACATCAATTCTAATAATCCTACCTAAAAAGGGGGGGCAAGTCCCCCCCTATCCTTTTCTTTTTCTTTTACCAACTTTTAGAATTTGGCAACACTATTTAGTAGAGAGAAAATAATAGATTTTATTTGTATTTTGTTAAAAGGAGATTTCCAGTATGTCCACAAAGAGATTTAAGTTTGTTTCACCAGGTGTATTCCTAAATGAAATTGATAATTCAAGAGTTCCAGCAGTACTAGATGCCGTTGGACCTACCATCATAGGTAGGACCAGAAAGGGTCCTGGCATGATTCCACTAACCGTTAATTCGATGGCTGAATATGTCGAGGTTTTCGGAGAACCAGTTCCAGGCGGCCGCTCTGATGAAGTTTACAGAGATGGCAATCTTGTTTCGCCACAGTATGCTGGTTTTGCTGCACAGGCATTTTTAAGAAACAGCGGACCAATTAACGTTGTTAGACTTCTAGGCACCAAAGACACCAACGCTACCGCAGCAGGCGTAGCAGGTTGGAAGTTACAAGGATCCAGAACGTTTAGTACACACAACGGACAAGCAAAGGGACTTCCATCGTCCACCGACAGTGCAGTTTATGGATTGTACCTGTTCTCTACAGGTGGTATAGACCCGAGACAGGGTTATAGGCAGGGTGGTGCTGGTACTTATAATACCGTCGCCGCTACTTCTAAAACAACCTTAACTGGTACACTTGCCGCAGTTTGGTATATGGAGAATTCTGCTATTATCCTCTCAGGTAACCTGGCTAGATTAGATGCTGATGCAACATCTGCAAGACTTCAGGGTTCGACACAAGGTGCAACGTTTACAATCACTGTGACTCACGAAGCGAACACATTGGAAGCAGACGATAGAATTACAATCACAACTTCGAAGAATAGCACAATCATACTAAACTGCAACCTCAACACGCCAACGGCTGGCGCTGTGGACAGTTTAAGTGGGAACCAAACAATTAATTTTGACCGCCAGGGATTAGCTGATGCAGGATCGACTAACGAGCACATTGCAGCAAGCATAGCAGATGTTCTTAAAAAGCATGACGAAGTTCAGGATGCTACGTCTACCGCTGGTGGCGTTGTAACGGTGACTATGTCAAATGAGGGCACAACTACAGTCGCCGCATCAAACACCACAGGAAACGCAATGGCTGTGAGTGCGGTGTCCACCGCTGCTGCAGCAGACAGAGTGAACGCAGCAGTAACAGGATCTAACGTACTAGTTGAATCTACAAATGCTGGTACGTTTGAGTTCGTTGCTTACGTATATGATAAAGGTTCAGACCAGAATGCAGACGCTGATGTCGCAGCAAAGAACGAAAGAACAAGCGGCATCACCGCAGGTAGAAAGGTTGTGTTCAACTTTGATAGAAATTCAGACAAATACATTAGAAAGGTTTTCAATACCAACCCAATGTTGTTGAATAGTGAAACTACACAGGATGATGCAGTGGAAAAGTATTGGTTGGGCGAAACCTTTGATAGGTTTGTAAAAGATCATCACGGTCGCGGTTCAGATAACAAACTGCACCAGGGTGTTTTGGGAACACCAGCAGCCGGCGGTCTCTGCGCTGCGCTGATCCCACTGCACGCACAGTCGGACAATCCTTATGATGATAGAACAGTCTCTCACCAGGACTCAGTAACTAACTGGATAGTTTCACAAGATGTGACTGCCGATAGTAACGGATACCAGGTAAACAAAATGCAGAAACTATTTAAGTTTTGCGGTATCAACGATGGTGGATGGAACACTAGACATACAAAAATCAGTATTACAGATTTGAAATTAGGAACAGAGGTTGATCCATATGGAACTTTCACTGTTTTAGTCAGAAGAATCGATGACAATGACGGTCGCCAAGTAGTTCTTGAAAGATTTTCACAGTGTAGTTTAAATCCTAATTCTAAGAACTATATCGCAAGAAAGGTAGGTGATCAGTACAGAGAGTGGGATGAGGCCGACGGACGCTATAGAATCTATGGTGAGTTTCCTAATCAGTCTTCTCTCTTTAGAGTTGAGACACACCAAGATCTTCAGGGTGGTGTTCTTGATCCTTCATTGCTTCCATTTGGATTCTATGGAGCACCAAGAATTAAGACAGGCGTATTTCAGACAAACAGTGCCCAAAAAGACTCTGTCGGTCTAAGAGGGCACGCAATGTGTGAGGCAAGTGATGTGGCTATAGATATTGACGGCACTTACAGCGGCGGTTTCCGTCCTATTGGTGGACACACTGGTGTAAATTCGTTTGGTATTTTTGGACTTCCAGCAGGAGCGACAGGGTCACTACTTTATCCAACACTGCCGCTTAGGTTGACTTCCTCCGCAGAAGGATTGTCTAACCCAAAGAAGTCTTGTTTCGGCGTATCCACCTACAGGAGTCCTACAGACACAAGATTTGATGAGTCCTTTTATGATACGACTAGAAGATTGGGTCGAGCATATGTAAGTACAGACAAGTCTACTGCCACAACCAATGCAGAGATTTCTCAATACTTTAGTTTAGATGACTTGATTGCTTTCTCCAAGACTGGTTCAGCGCCTGATATTAGCGGATTGGCTCAAGGCGGATTGTTAGCGAAAGACATTGGAGGTTTTGTATACGTATCTGGATCTAGAAGAACAGGTGTTTCATATACTGCAATTAACTCGTCGTACAAAGAACTTGTAAAGTCTGGATTTGCTAACTTTACTGTACCTGTGTATGGCGGTTTCGATGGGTTCGACGTGAAAGAGAAGGACCCAGTGTCCAATCAGGCAATGTCTGGTGACGAAACTACGAGTTATGAGATCGCTACATTAAAGAGAGCGCTTGACACAGTGGCAGATCCAGAAGTTATTGAAATGAATGCTTTGGTTGCACCTGGTATAACCAACACCAGAATTACAAACCAAATGATTCGAGTTTGCGAAGACAGAGCAGATGCTTTAGCAATCATCGATATCGAAGACGGCGGATACATTCCAGACACAGAGGCCAAGACCTCTTTCAAGACTAGAATTCAAGACTCTAAACCTAGAGAGGCTATCGCAAACCTTGAGCAGCGAGGATTAAACTCTAGTTACGCTTGTGCGTTCTATCCTTGGGTAAAGGTTGTAGATAGTTTCTCAGACCAGCAGCTTTGGGCACCGCCTTCAGTTGCTGCTTTGGGGACCTTCGCATCAACAGAAGCTTCTTCGGAACTTTGGTTTGCGCCAGCAGGATTTACTAGAGGCGGACTCAGCGAAGGCGCTGCAGGTATACCAGTTTTGGCGGTTTCACAGAGAGTATCCTCAAAGGAGAGGGATGAACTGTATGAGGCAAACATTAACCCAATCGCACAGTTCCCAGCAGAGGGCATTGTGGTATTCGGTCAAAAGACTTTGCAGGTTACGCCCTCTGCACTTGATAGAATTAATGTAAGAAGATTGATGATTTTTGTCAAGAAAGAAATTTCAAGAATTGCTGCAAGACTCTTGTTCGAACAGAATGTTCAAGCAACTTGGGATAGATTTAGAGGACAGGTGGAACCCTTCCTTGACAGTGTTAAGTCTAGATTTGGTTTAACGGATTTCAAGGTGATCCTTGACTCCACAACCACAACCCCAGACTTGATTGATAGAAACATTATGTATGCAAAGATTTTCTTGAAACCAGCAAGATCAATTGAATTTATCGCCATTGACTTTGTTATCACAAATTCAGGCGCATCATTTGAGGAGTAAAAACAAATTAAACACTATTTAATAGTGTTAGGAGGGTTGTATAATGACAACGCAAAGATTTTGGTCTGATGCATCTATCGAGCCAAAGAGAAAATATAGATTTTTGTTATCGTTTAATGGTGTGCCACAATGGATTGTAAAGACAACCACAAAGCCAAACTTTACAGTTTCAGAATCAGAGCATAATTTTATTAATTATAAGTTTTACTATCCAGGAAGATTGGAATGGGAAGAGATCAGCATGACTCTTGTAGACCCTGTAGATCCTGATGCATCACATACGATGTATCAGTTGATTGAGAACTCGGGTTACGTTGCTCCCCATAACTTTTTGAATGACCCGCAGGCTAGAGGCGAGGCAAGTAACGTAGTTACCTTCTCAAAGAAGCGTGCAGTTGATGCTGTTGGTGGTAGAGTTTATATTCATTCTATTGATGAGAATGGTGCTCCAATTGAGACTTGGACTCTTTACAATCCTTGGATCAAGAATGTGAACTTTGGTGATTTGGATTACGAGTCTGATGAGTTGGTCAATGTTGAATTGACTCTTAGATACGATTGGGCAGATATTGAAACGAAGGTCGCACCTGCTGTTGATTTGACAAGAGCAGCGAGATTCGCAGCAACGAGAGTTACAAATAGAGATAATAGAGCACCTGGTGTTTAATACAAAAAAGTGCTCTTTTTTAGTTTATAATAGTTTAAGTAAGTGAGGTTTTATGAGTAGAAATTCCAACAGGGTATCAAAACCCGTAGAACCACAGGCGGAATCGGCCCCTGTGGAGAACACCAACATTACAGATGTAACAAGGCGGACGGCAAATACTGAATTTGTCGAATTGCCGTCTAGAGGTGTGTTTTATCCGAAGAATCATCCTTTGCACGGACAAGAAGTGATAGAAATAAGATTTATGACTGCAAGAGATGAAGATATACTGACTTCCCCGACTCTTTTGAGCAAGGGTTTGGCAGTAGATAAGTTTGTCCAAAACATACTAGTTGATCAAAGCATTAGGGTTGATTCTTTGTTGATCGGCGACAAGTCAGCAATCTTGATTGCAGCAAGGATTACTGGATATGGTCCAGATTATGAGGTTTCAGTGACTTGTCAATCTTGTAATACTGAAAGCGACTTTGATTTTGATCTTTCAGATTATACGAAGTATTTCAACAAGTATGAAAAACCAGAAGAGTTTACTCTTGAGAGTGATGGAACTTTTTCAGTGACTTTACCAAACTCAGGTGAGACAGCGGTCGTTAAACTGCTAACTTCTCTTGATGAACAAAAACTTGCTAAGAAACAAAAAGCAAGGCAAAAGAATAAATTAGCAGATTCACCAACCACAGATATGCTAAAGATGTTCATTGTATCTGTGGATGGTACTTCTGACCCAGCGGGTTTGAATGAAAAGATTATGAATATGTCAGCCAGGGACTCAAGATATTTGAGAAAGGCTTATGGCGATCTTGTCCCAAATGTAAAGATCGTAGAAAATTTTGAGTGCATGTTTTGCGGTGCGGAAACCGAAATGGAGGTCCCCCTGGAGGCCCGATTTTTTTGGCCTGACTACTGATTATATGCTTCAAGTTCATGAGCAGATGTTCTATTTGATACAACACGGTAATTGGAATTATTTTGATTTGTATGATTTACCGATTAAAATAAGATCGTGGTTTGTTGATAGACTGTCAAAGCACTTTGAAGATAAAAATAAACAAATAGAAAAATCGAATTCTAAATCTGGAAGGTGATAATTACTATACGGAGAAACATTTATCTTGAAGAAGCAAGAAAAAATTATTATAGATTTCACACAGGTTAATGAAAGTTTCCTGATCATGATGGGCGCACAGTTGAGACTCGTTCTCAACGCGCTTTTCACAGGAGAGTTCTTTCCAGTATCTGTACGGGGCACGCGTGCTCAGGTTGATTCTTTCACAAGTGCACTCGCAAGCGAAAAGAGGTATTTATCTTCATTTGCGCAGCATGGACTGAACAACCCAAAAACACTAAAAGATAAGTTTAAGTTAAATCGTGCAGTGAAATCTTTTGAGCGCGATACGGGGTTGGTTTGGCCGTTTAAATAGGGGACTTTAGATGGCTAATAAGACTATTGAAAAATTGGCAAAAATCATTGCCAAACCTAATCTTTCAGAGGAGGACATGGATGATCTTAAGAATGGACTATCCTATGTTTTTGAACAATATCGTAAATTTTCGAACCGTACCAAGTCTTACAAAGAGATAATTGAAAATCACAAAAACAAGAGAAGTAAACTTGAAACACTAAAAGAACTTTACGATGATGAAGTGGATTTTATGAATGCTCGTCAGAGCTTGGATAAAAGTCAACTTAAAAACCTACAAGATAGGTTGCTACAAAACCTAACAACCAATGAACTTTCCGAGGCAGAATTAAGGCACCTTAAAAAAACAGTTGAAATCCTTAAAAAGAGGATTGCAATACAGGACAGGTTTAACCAAGGTCTCGCAAAAGGTGTTGCTGTTAGCGAGCAGTTGCTGCAAACCACTCTTGGAATATCAAACGAATGGGGAGATGTTGGTATAAAAGGTGCCATTAAGGGTTTTGGACAAGGGATAAAAAATAACCTAACTGCAACCAACGCACTTGCAACGATAGTAAGTTTTACATTTGGACAACTTATGAAACTGGACGAAACAAGATCGGAGTTATTTACCACAACAGGACTGCAGATGACCGTGGGTGAAATCTCGGGTATCACAAAAGACTTCGCTGATGTGTTTGGACAACAGGCACCACAGGTAACTAACCAGGTCCTCTCATCGGTGCTAACAAATAATAGAAGTTCACAGATATTCTTTGACGCATTCGAATCGGACTCGCTGCAAACAATAGGATTTCTAACAAATGTAGGAGTATCTTCGGATGCATCAGCAACTTTGTTTGGTCAGATGCAGTCTTCTCTTGGAATGTCTAGAGCAAAAAGCACAGATTTTTTAAAACAAATTTACAAATTCAACGAAGACGTTCTAAAAGTTCCGCCTGAAATGTTATTTAGAGAAACAGCAGAGCAAATTCCCTTCTTGTCAAGGTATGGTAGGAATTTTGAAACAGTCTTTCTTCGACTTGCATTAAACAGTAAAGATACAAACCTTGCTTTAGGTGAATTAATAAGTCTGGGAGATAGTTTGGACTCCATAGAAATGAGTGGACAAGTTGGAGGTAAGCTGAATGCGCTTTTAGGCAAGAACGTTTTTAACGTTGGAAAACTTCTTTCACTAGAGTCGGATGAAAAAATCATTCACATTGGAGAAAAACTAAGAGAGTACGAGCAGCAACATGGCAAGATAGGTTCGTACACCATGAGAACAGTTGCCCAAACTTTACAGACAGAGGTCAGCACAGTAAGGAAAGCGATGCAAGGTAACGTAGTGGGTGCGATAGCGGATTTAGAGGGACTTCCAGACCCAGGCGAGGGGAATGGTGATATAGTTGCAGGTCTGAAGAAAGAGCTTGGTCAACAGCAGCGTTTACAAAACGCTGCCGCTAAAATTGGATTAGTATTTGCGGATAAGATAGCGAATAATAAATTTCTTGTTAATACTACAAACAAAATTATGAACAATCTTGATATTGTTTTGCCTCTTGCAATCGCTGGTGTCTTTGGGTTGAAGGCATTTCGAGCAGCGACTCTAGCGATAGGTTCTCCAGTTTACCCTGCAAACACAGTAGACATGGGCATGGGAATGGATGGGCCTGGCAGCCGACGCAGCAGCAGAGGCGGCGGTGGCGGTACTCAAGGTAAACCAGGCAGCGGAGCAAGATTTTCTGAAAAACCAGCAAGATTTGGCACGGGTCGCAACCAAATGTATGTAGGACCACCACCTGGCACAGCACCACCACCTGGCGCAGTTCCTGGACCCCCTGCTCCCACCGCCAAACCTGGGTTCTTTTCTAGGATGGCTACATCTGCAAAAAATGTAGTATCAAGGTCGGGACCTCTCAAGACCGCAGTGAGAATTATAAAAGGTGCAGGTGGCACTCTCCTGAAAGGACTTACTTCAATACCTGGCATTGGCGCAATAATTGAGTCCATTTTCACAGTCGGTGATATTAGAAGCATGATCGCCAGCGGTATAACAGGCAGTCAATTGTACAGAACTGTAGGGGCCCGAGTCTTTGAAGCAATCGGTGGAGTCATTGGTGGTGCTGGCGCAGCCGCGCTTGTGCAGGCACTCAACATTTTACCTGGACTAGGTGTCCTCGCCGCACCTCTCGCCTACATTTTAGGAGATATGTTGGGGCGATTCTTGGCAAGAACACTCGCTGAAACTTTGTCCCCCTCTACTGTGGGATCTTTTGGCAAGTTTATACTAGACATGTTTTATGACGAGAATGAGATAGCGGGATCACCAGTAGGGACGACTGCATCTGGACGAAAGAAGTTTGCAACAACAGGAATTACAAAACAATTCGTACAGTTGAACAACGATAGACTAAGAAAGAAAACGTTCCAACCAGTCGAGTCGGGCACGGATCCTATACTTGCAGGACTTTCAGACTTGTTAGATATGATTGATGAACTGGACGCTAAGTCAAATCAAGCAGTTTTGCAAGTAGGTCTTACGAGAGTGGGGATGACAACGTCATAGGGAGTAGTTAATGAAAACTTTAGAACAAATATTAAAAGAATTAAAACAAAGAAGTCCTTCCCAAGAAACGATGGAACAATTGGGTCAGATGATATATGAAATCTTAAACCAATCTGATAAAGTTGCAGGAATCGACGCAAACAAGTTCGACTCGTCAGAACTTGCCAAAAGAATCGAAGATCAAATTAAATTACTAAAAGAAGAGAAAGGCATGTTGGATGGGTTTCTCGATGTTGATGATGAAATACAAAAGATAAACAAAGACGCACTTGAGATTTTCAGAGAAAGAATATCTCTTCTTTATGATCAAGGAAAAATTAATTCTGAAGAAGCTCGCCTAGCAAAAGAAAATTTTAAAAAGTTTCTAGAAGTTGTTAAGCAACAAGAGAGATATAATTTAGGATTGAAAAAAGGCAACGAAATGGCAAAAGCCTTACTGCAAACAACGCTAGGACTATCTACTGAGTGGGCATTTTTAGGCGGTAAAGGTGGCGCAGGTGGATTGTGGAAGGGAATATCTAAGGGGATATCTCAATCCTTAACGATCACCAACATACTTGCAAGCACTGTACAGAAGGTGGTTGAACGAGCGTTTCAGTTTGATAAACTACAAGCAGATCTATTTAGCAAAACTGGTATAAGAAGAGAGAACTTGAATATTGAAGAGATGGCATCTAACTTAAAGGGCATGTCTTCCGACTACGAGAAAACTTTTAAAGAAGGACTTCAGACACTTGCGCAAAATTATAGGTCCTTTTCCGATCTAAGTCAGGATCAGATTAAGCAAATGGGAGACCTTATGGCCATCTCTGACAAGAGAGGAGTTGCAGGTAATACAATGGCGGAGTCTTTTATTACGTTAAATAAGGCGATTGGATTAACGGTCCCCCAGGCAAGAGATGTACTAGAAAAGCAATTAGCAATAGCAGATGCCTCTACTCGACCTCCAAATGAGGTTATAAAGGATTTTCAGTTAGGCGTTAATATGTTGGCTAGGTTTGGTAATGAAAGTGTTTCTATAGTTGATGAGATGAGAATTGATGCTAACAAAGCAAATGTCGAGTTGAGAACCATGCTTGGCATTGCAGAGAAGGCAGATACTTTCGAAGGCGCTGCACAGATGGCGCAATCCTTTAACGTTGCTGTCGCTGGCCCATTTGGTGCCGCTTTGTTGAACCCTCTCGAACTAATGTCAGCATCGATGGAAGATAAGGTCCGCATAATCAGAGAAAAAATGGGAGGTAGAGTTGTTGCGCTTTCCCCAAGAGTTCTTAGAGAATTATCAAAATCACTCGGAGTTCCAGAGAACGAATTGTTAAGCATATTTAGAGTATCTGGAGACGAGATTGGCACAAAGAACGATCAGATAAAAGGCGCAGTTACTAGCATTAAAGAACAAAAAGAGTTAATCCGCCAAAACCAGAAAATGCAAGAAAAGTTTATGGCGACTATGGTCAAGTTTGCAGATACCGTACTAAATAAAATAGGCGGAGCAGATGGGTTAATAAGTCTTGCAGAAAAGTTTGTTGATGTTGTTGATTTCATTGCTGAGAACATTGGTAAAATTGCTTTAATATTGGGAATATTTAAGGGATTTAGTATGCTTGCTTCGTTTAGGGGCGCCACTCCCGCAAATCCGATGTTTACGAGACCTATTACTGGCGCTATTCCAGGACTCGGCAAAGTGGGCACACTTGGCAAGGCACTCCTTATCACTGGCGCTGCTGCAACGACGGGTTTCATCGCTTCCGCAACGAGAGATCCAGTAACACCAGGTGAGACTGCCACCACAGGTAACACCAATCAGCAAGGCACAGTAAAATTTAGTGGACCAGGGCCCTCCGTACCGCCCAAGACCGCAAACGCAACAGGTCCAACAGCGAATCTTACTAACGACGGCCGCCTGGGTGGTGGTGCTAAAATGGTCAGAGCGTCAGGGGGTAAATTACCCCAAATGGTAACATCAAAATATGTAGTTCCAGATCTAAACATGGTTCACGAAAAAGATAAGATGTATTTTGCTAAAGACGATGGACCCCTCAATAAGATGATTCAAGAAGCGCGTACCAAGCTTGCGCAGAAGAGTAAAATGTTTGATGAAAATGCCTCCAAAGTCATAAGTATAGATAGGGGTGATTTTAGGAGACTAATAGAAGATGCTCTTGGAGGACTATAGTGGGATTCAAAAAACTAACATCGAGTGATGTCGATCCAGTACAATCAGCGATGGAGGCGCAAGGATATTTAATAGAAATTGCGCATATTGGTTCTGGCAAGACGGCTACGTTTCCTGCTTGGTTAACAGACTACGCCGATAACTACACCAGCGAGTGGAAATCCGAAAGAATTTTTGGTAGAAATGATCCGATTGGATCTTTCGTGGGGGTATCTAGAAAAATAAGTGTTAGTTTGGAAATTCCATCTTTTAGTGTCCAGGAGGCAAAAAATAACCTTCATCAAGTTGAACATCTAATGGCAAATCTTTATCCCTCTTACAAGCCACGCGGTGGCGTAGATGTTCTAGAGGCATACCCTCTCGTAAAGGTTAGGTTTTCCAATTTGATTAAAAAAACTGGAGCAAAAGCCGACGGTGATGTTGCGGGAGGTTTGACAGGTTGGATAGAAAATGTTTCATACTCACCAGATTTAGAAGCGGGATTTCATCACCCTCCAGGAGGATCGGAATCCACCACCACGAGTGCCTCTGGTGGCGAATATGAAGGCGCAACCAGTCACACGTTTTACCCTAAAATGATTAACGTTTCTTTTTCTTTAAGCGTCGTGCATGAACATACATTAGGGTGGACGGGCCCAAAATGGTTGGGCCCAGGCAATAAGCACAATTACACAGGTATTGCATTGAGTTCAGATGAAAAACATGACGCATCGGTGTCTCCTGGTGCATCACGAGTTAGTAGACTTGGAGAAGAAGATCGAGATACAGTCACTAAAAATTTTACAAAGAACGTTAAAAACGTCTTAGCACCAGGGGTATAGAAGATATGTCAAGATACACACAAAGAGCAGAGTTGATTAACTCTTCTAGGCAATACGCACATAAATTACGAGAACTAAATGTAAAAAATATCACTCACTTTGTCACACCAAAATTTGGTAAAATATCCCAAGAAATGGTAGACATGGTTGAATCTGACTTAGTTCGTTGGGGAGTGCAAACAAAGTTTTATAAGTTAGCGCACGAATATTATGGTGATTCAAAGTTATGGTGGGTGATTGCATTTTTTAATAACATGCCGACAGACTTTCATGCTAAGATCGGAGATGTAATTTTGGTTCCAAGAAATTGGCAAGATGTTTATAATTTAGTAGCAGACCCAAGTGCAGAGGAGTAGTCATGAGTGCCACCGAGGACAGAATTGTTCAAAAAATTAAAGCGAACTTTAAAAAATATGCCGCTAACTTTAGTGATCAGTTGGTTTTAAATTTTCATATGGCGGATGTGGTTCCTCAAGCGTTTAACGGATCGCCCCGACTTTATGAAGCAAGTTCTAAACTTGGTTTTGTAAAACAGTTAGGTAGAAAGGAAGGCAAAAAAAATGGAGATCCCTTACAAAATCCACCTTACTTTTTTTACCCTTGCTACCCGCCCTCGGAATTAACAACACTTTTTTCTCCAAACAACAGCCCCGAGGTTTTCAACAGGTTTAACAACGCACAGGTTGCTTCTTTAACACCTCTAATTGAACTATTTCTTTATAACCAACGAACGGCTAAATACTTTCCAATACCACTACAAAACATACACAATGAAATCAGCATCCTGTCTAACGTTAATAGACTGTACGGATTCTTGGGTGTAAAGGAAATTGTTATAGACCTCAAGGGCGATAGTTTTGAAACGAGAAAGAAAGACATTGACATTGCAATAACTTATTACGGAAATAATTTAAGTGTCTTTGATGTCAATGAAAAAGATTATCTACCGTTGATACATCCATTTTATCAAAACAAGGGATCAAGTTATGAACTCTACCTAAGAACGGGATGGAACGACCCAACGCCCACCACCCAGGAACTACTTTTCTCGGGCAACGGCGACGCAGGAAAAGTTGCAGCTATCAAAGCGCAAAAACTACTTTATAAACTACAGTACACAAAACATTCGTTTGCGTTTAATGAGGATGGGTCGTTCATCCTGGAGGTTAATTATGCATCGAGTATTGAAGAAAATCTTGAGGATATAAATTATGTGGAAAACACCTCTGCTGATATAAAAGAGATGTACCCCATAGTTGGAAACCCGCAACCTCTTCCCGTACAGCAGCAATCACAAATTTCGGATTTTATTTCAGAAAATCACGCAGGTGCTTCCGATGCCGAAAAGGAAAGAATCTATAACTATTTTGCGCAAGACCCCAAGACTGTGTCGAAAAAGATAAAGGACAAGAGATCATCTACCGCCGATAGAAATAAAAAGTTTTTATACGACATGCTTTATGTTATAAGAAAAAACAAGTGTGCCTACACTTGCATAGCAAAAAAATCTTACCTAAGAGCAGAAATGTTTAGAAGAGCGCTCAATACCGTAAGTTGGTCTGACCCTGCACCGAAACCTCAACAAACCCAGGGGTCCAACCAAAGTTCAGATTACATAGACAAAGAAAGACTCAGGATGGTGATGGCTCAAGAAACAGGGTTGATTAAACCACGGACAGTCACAAGAGATGGTGATGGAAACGTAACAGCGCAGTCTACAGAAAAGAAATACTATCAAGAAGATGCCATCATTAAAACTGTGAACCAGGAAACCGCAGAGTTAGATAGAACGTTCAGAGGCACGATACCTACGAATGGGAACGACTTAGAGTTGACTATCTCTAGGTACCCTAACTCGACTGATGGCAATGGAATCCCCGTTGAAGCTACTAACTATACTCGTGAAAACCACCTAGCAAATTTAGATCCAGGATATAAACTGCCTCATTTTATTCACGCCAACTCTGCGTATCCAAATCCTGTAGTGCACCATATTTTTGAATTTTATAGACTTGGCGACATACTTAACGCGTTCTTGGCAACATGTCCATCGACAAACACTTTAAGAGAAGTCGAAATAGTGCTCGGACCAATTAATATAACACCAGATAGTCTTTGCGGTTATTACTTTAATTCTAATGCTGGAGACGTAAATAAAGACCCAGAAACTAATGGAATTACAGACCTCAGAGAGAAAACAAACTTGGGTAATCCCAAAAGTGACACAAGGAAAAACCCTTTAGTAGCACTCAATGCTGCCGCATCCGATCTTAACAATTCCATATCACTTTATGATATACCTATAAGTTACCAGATGTTACAGAGGGTAGTTGTAGAAACGTTTGCCAAGTCTACGATGAGCAGGTTAACGTATTTTGAATTTTTCAACGCTTTGATGAATCTTGTAGTTAGACCTTTTTACTTACAAGGAGACCCTGTCTTAACAAATGTTAACCACAAGGGCGTTGTTAAAACTTATCAAAAAGTTCTTAGCACAAGTGCAAAATATGATGGTTTTTTCAGTATGAGTCACTTAAAAAAACAGTTTAATCCAATTAATTTAAAAGACCCTGGAGACACAAAAGCAATTCATATAACAATGTGTGGTCCAGCGACAACAAGTACTAAACAAAAAATCGATACTTATAGGGTGGGATCTGCAGGTAGTTTAATTAAAAAGGTACAATTTCAGCAAACGAACTTGGGAGTTCAAAGAGCCCGCAGTCAGGACAATGCAGCCGCAGCCTATAGAGACGGAAATTCAGAAATTGTTCCACAACTCTACAACGTGACAATGGATTTGGTTGGAAATTTAAATTTTTATCCAGGATACGTTTTTGATTTAAGACCAACAATTGTTGGCATGGGTGAAAAAAACCAAGATCAAATATTCAAAACTTTAGGCATTCATGGTAGATATTTTACAACAGCGGTGGTACACAACATAGGATTGAGTGGATTTACAACTAAAATAACCAAAGCATACAATTTTGCAAAAGGAGACCCAGCAGGAACATGAGTACTTATTTGTTTAACCAAAGACAATCTTACAATTTAAGAACTTCTGATACTCCTATTGCTAGTTTTGACAATTGGAATTCGAAGCAATTTTTTTATGGTAAGTTTAACAAGTTTGATAGATCGATTGCACCGCTTGACAGGGCAGGTATCAAGACGACGTTCGAAAGTGATGCTGTCGCTTTAGACTTTGTTGTAGATGCTTTTAACGACATGAGTGATTTTTACGCATCTACAGTAAATCAACCGCTTAATGACGTAAGAATGCAACTTTTCGCAGGACAAAGAATTTTAAGAGCAGCTAGGGGATATATTAGACCTGTCGATCTGTACAAGGAAAGGTTAGAATCAATTAAAAGTGAGTTTCTTGAGAACTATGTTTTTAACACGGGTGTAAAAACATTTGAACACTTCTTAAGTAGATTTGATGAATTTGCAAGAGATTATGCGCCACACGTACCGATGCTCTACTCTTCGTTTGTAGGATCTTCAGGGTGCCCGATTCACTGTACAGGGTTGGTTCTTGAGACAAGGTTTGATCCGCACAACGACTTGCAGTCAAAAGAAGTTTTCCTCAACAATCCTGATTTAGACTTTTATTATGAGATGGCTAAGAAGTTTGGATTTGTTGTTGCAAGGCATGCACCGTGGTGTTTTGTGGCGAACATACAGTCCAAAGAGATGCATGAGTATGCTAAATTTTACGATATCTCTAAAATTCAGGACATTCCAGATGAATATTATTACGAATGCAAGGACTTTGATATTGACTTGCTGAGAGAATTTTTGTATAATTGCTATAAAGAAATAGAAACAAGGGAATATGTCGAAACCGTGAAAAGAATTTGCCACAATAAAACCGTAGTAGAAAATGTGTTGCGAGAACCCATTAATTTACAACAAGAAATTTCTAACTTTGATAATTCAAGGTGGTTCCCCATATACATGAAGGTTCTGATTTATCAAAATCAATTAAAAATTAGCAAAGTTACTGAAAAGTCCTTGTTGAAGGAGTTCTCTACTGTTTATAAAGATTTTGGATTTGAAATAGCATATAACTACGCAGAAGATAGATTATCGCAGTTTCCGACTGGGTTCACCAAGAATCCACAAGTGTCATCTGTATCACCATCCGTCCAAAACCAACAAGACATTGGCATGCCCGAAGGGAGTGGTGGTGTATTTTCAGGTTATTGATAGCAATCAAATATGTAAGAAAGTATTTATAGATAAAGATTTTGTAGATTTTTCTACAGAATTGAATTTATCTAGAACTTGGAAGCATTCTCTCCATCTTGAGGGTTTGTGTGATGTAGAGTACGCTTACTTGTATGGCGACGGCACTGTAGAATCTGTCTGTCCAAAGTACATGCTAGAGAGTTGGAACATTGCTCACACGAGAGTTGCGAATATTTTTAAGAGCGTCTTGCACGCTCAGTGTGACTTTGACAATTCTTGCATTTACGATTACGTGCCGTATAATTTTTTAGTTAAATTTTTAAATGTCAAGCAAAGTGTAATCCAATATGCTTTTGAGGACATGAAGAGACCCGACCACTATGGTATTCTCAAAAAGGCGCACATCCTAACTGAAGAGATGAATTCAAACAAAAACTTATATGATGGAAAAAGGCAAAATACAAATTACAATATATTTGGAACAAAGACTGGTAGACTGTCAAACAGGAGAGCGTCAATACCTATTCTCACGATGAAGAGGGAAGACAGGCAGTTATTGAAACCTTCAAACGATCTTTTTGTGGAGTTTGACTTTAATGCTGCGGAACTAAGAACTCTCCTTGCTTTGTCTGGCAAGGAGCAGCCACAGATTGATATTCATAGTTGGACTATCGAGCAGGATGGGCAAAACTTGTCAAGAGAAGAAATGAAGAAGCGTGTCTTTGCTTGGTTATATAACCCTGTAGCGCGAGATTTGATGTTAGAGCGCCTTTACAATAGAGATTGGGTAAAGGGCAACTTTTGGGACGGAAACGCTGTTAGAACGCCCTTTATGCGTAAAATTGAAATAGACGATAGGCGCGCCTTAAATTACGTTGTGCAGAGCACGAGTAGTGACGTGTGCATCGAACAGGCATTTAAGTTAAGGCAGTTTTTTAAAAATAAAAGAACGAAAGTTTGTTATTTATTGCACGATTCTGTTATACTAGACTTTGCAAAAGAAGATCGACACTTGTTTCTTGAAGCGAGAAGAATATTTGCTAAAACTAGATTTGGTGAATACGTCGTTAATTCTTCTATCGGAAAGAATTTTGGCATGATGAAGGCAGTGTAATGTATACAGTAATTGGTTTCGGCGGAGTCGGCTGCCGCATCGCAAAATGTTTTGATCACTACTCGCAGTACAATATTATCTGTGTGGACAATAGTGAGTTAGACTGGAAAGATAAGTGGGTTATTAGAAAAGAGTCGACACCTGAAGATTATGAGAATAACTTTAAAGCAATACCAAAAAGAATAAAAGATAAAATAAAAGATGATGTAGTGTTTGTTCTAAGTGGATCTGGATCAGTTTCCTCTGCCGCCTTAAGGTTTCTGTATCAAATAAGGGACAAGAATGTATCAATTTTATATGTGAGACCAGAATTGGACCTGCTAGACCAAAAACAAACCATGCAAGAAAGAATGGTGTTCTCTGTTCTACAAGAGTACACAAGGTCAGGAATTTTTCGAAATATTTACTTGACAAGCAATGCAGAAATAGATAGTCTTATAGAAAATGCGAGTATTAAAGACTACTATCCTACGATAAACAAACTGATATCGACTGTGTTTCACATGGTTATGGTTTTTGACCATCAGATTGCAGAGGTTAGCAATTTTTCTGATATCAATGAATCAAGAAGGATTTGTACATTGGGAATTCTAGACATGCAAAACGAAACTGAGAGTATGTTGTTCCCAATTACGGACCCCATGGACACTAGACTGTATTATGGGATATCAAAAGCAAGCTTAACTGAGGATCAGAATTTGCAGAGAAACATTATTAAGTTGATCAAAGATAAAAATCAAGAACTGTGCAAGTACAGTTATGGCGTCTATGAGACGCAGTATGAAACGGACTTTTGTTATGTAAAAACATATTCTTCAAAAGTTCAAGAATTTTAATTGACAAACAATAAAACATTTAGTATAGTATGAATAGTTGGTCGGGAGATTTGCCGACCCGCTATAGCCAAAGTGTGCAAAAAAACAATACCATAAGGAGGTAATATAATGGCACTGAATTTAGATCTTATGAAGCAAAAGATGGCTTCATTAACAGGGAAGGGTGACGGCAAAAAGAATAATTTTTGGCGACCACAGGATGGTGAGAATAATATTCGCATTGTCCCAACAGCGGATGGGGATCCGTTTAAGGAGAAGTTTTTCCACTATGGTGTAGGGGAGCAATCTTTCCTATGCCCAAAGAGAAACTTTGGAGACAAGTGCCCAGTTTGCGATTTTGCAAACCAACTCTGGAATGAGGGTACCGAGGAAAGTAAGCAACTTGCAAAGGGCATGTTCGCAAAGCAGCGATTCTTTTCTCCTGTTCTTGTGAGAGGTGAGGAGTCCGAAGGGGTCAAGGTCTGGGGTTATGGTAAGTTAGCATACCAGAAACTTCTCGGCATTGTCCTTGATCCTGACTACGGAGACATTACCGACCCAGAGGATGGTAATGACCTTAAGTTGATGTACGGCAAGCAACCAGGTGCTTCCTATCCAACCACCGATATTCGCCCTCGCCCTCGCAAGTCTGTCCTTTGTGACGATGCAGTAGGTGGCGACGAGCGCTGCACAGAGTTGTTGGAGAAGGTGCCCAACCTTGACAGTGTCTTTGAGAGGAGAACCACCGAAGAAGTTCAGGGGATTCTGGATGCGCACTTGAGTGGCGACACGGAAAAAACTGAGATCACTCGTGGTGGTAACAGTGAAACTGAAGTCAAGTCTGAAGCAGATACTGTGTCTGCTGCATTCAATGAACTTCTGGGTTGAGGTGATATAGGATGGCAAAAGTAACAAAAATGAAACCAGGAGGTTTGTCCACGAAGGACATTATAAAGTCACTCAACAAGTCTGCTGGCGGAGTTGTTGCTTATAATCTCAAGGAGGAGAACCCAACCCAGGTTAAGGAGTGGATTCCAACTGGATCCCGATGGTTAGACTCCATAGTTTGCAAGGGTCGACTTGCTGGGATTCCAGTTGGAAAGATTTCTGAGATTGCGGGGTTAGAAGCAACGGGCAAGTCTTTCATGGCAGCACAGGTGGCGGCAAATGCCCAGCAGATGGGTTTTCGCGTAGCGTACTTCGATTCTGAATCAGCAATCGATCCTGACTTTCTTGCAAGAGCAGGATGTGATCTTGAAGACGAAGAGAACGGGCTGATTTATGTTCAGGCGCACTCTGTTGAAATGGTGATGGCTACTATTGAGGATCTTTTGAAGATGCCTCAGAAGTGGTTGTTCATTTGGGACTCTCTTGCCCTCACCCCATCGGAACACGACTTGGAATCGGACTATAATCCCCAGTCATCCATGGCAATGAAGGCGCGAGTGTTGTCCAAGGGCATGCCAAAGTTGGTGCAACCAATTGCAAACGCTGGAGCAACTCTTTTGGTGTTGAACCAGTTGAAGACCAATATTACAAGGTCTCCTTCTGAGGCGCTTACGACTCCATACATGACACCTGGAGGAAAGACTCTGCCATACTCTTACTCATTAAGGGTTTGGTTGACTGGACGTAAGGCAAAGGCCTCATTCGTTACGGACGAAAACGGATTTAGGATCGGATCTGAGGTGAAGTGCAAAATTGAGAAGTCCCGCTTTGGATCGACGGGTAGGACTTGCAACTTCAAAATTCTTTGGGGTGACTCAGACATCGTTGGTGTTCAGGATCAAGAGAGTTGGTTCGATGCAATTCAGATTTCTGAGAACCTGAAGCAGTCAGGTGCCTGGTATGCCCTTGTTCATGAGGATGGTACAGAAGAAAAATTTCAGAGGGCGCATTGGGTTTCAAAATTGCAAGACGAAAGATTCAAGAAAAGGGTTTTGCAAATCATGGACGATGATGTTATTATGAAGTTCAGTAACAAAACAGGAAATGCTTCTGATTTTTATGATCAGGAAGATTCCCCCACCAAAGACTGACATAGTGTTCAGTCGGCCCCCTGCGAAAGCAGGGGGTTTTTTTTACTAAGGAGTTTATATGAAGAGGTTAATGTTGGTAGATGCACAAAACCAGTTCATGAGGTCATACATTGTTAACCCAACCATGTCGCCTAATGGTGATCCGATCGGCGGCGTAGTTGGTTTTTTACAGACAATGAACAAGTTGTGCAGACAAGTCAGACCTGACCTTTTCGTAGTTGTCTGGGACGGCGACGGAGGGTCCAATCGCAGAAGGCAGCAAAACAAGAACTACAAAGTCGGCCGAAAACCACCGAAGTTGAACAGGTGGTCTCAATCTATGAACCCTGCGGAACTTCACACAAATAAGATTTGGCAACAGGTCAGATGCATTGAGTACGTCAACCAGACACCAATCGTGCAATTTAGACAACCAGGCGTTGAAGCAGATGATGTAATCGCTTACATTAAGGCAATGTCGCTGTTTAAGGATTGGCAAAAAGTTGTGATATCTAGTGATAAAGACTTTATTCAACTTCTTGATGAAAAAACTCTATTACTCAGA